CATGGTTATAGAACTGCAACTACAACATGGAAAGTGAGGCACTAAAAATGGCACAACAAAACGAAGAACATTTTGAAGTTATAAGTAGCAACAAAGCAAAAGCTTATGAAGAACAAAAAGAAATGCGTGAAGAATTAATCAAGTGGATTAATTCTTGCGACAAGTTTCAAATGTTAGAACTTTATTCTGAGATGAGAAGAATGAAAAGGAGTTGGAAATGAATACAGGAATAAATATTGCGATTGCCATAACTAGTGTTATGGCAATCATTACACCAATTATAATTTTAAAAGTAGGGGGTATAATCTAATGCCAAACAAACATTTTTGCCAAGGACCACATTGCCATACTCGAGTTACATCAGACAGGTTTTTAAAATCGCGTGGTGTGATTAGAGGTCGTTATGCATACTTTGATCGTGACTTTCAAAATCATCATTACACAAATAACTCAGATAAATATTTTTGTAGTCAAGGTTGTAAGATTGAATGGTTAGCTGAGAACATGGAAAACATCGAACATGGTCGACCGATTGAGTTCATCAGACATAGACGCGAAACAGGTGGCTATGCTAAAGTTAAGAATGAAGAAAGTAGGTGGGGTCCAGAATATAATATTGAAAGGGTTGACAATGGACAGATTGTAGAGTAGGATAATCCTATAACAACGAAAGGTATAATATGACAAAAACAATTAAAGCCGAGTACATGCCAGGGGGCGCAAGACGTCAAGAGATGCTAGACAAAGCAGTTGACTACATCAGAACACCTGGCGCAACACAACAGATCAAGCACGAGTTCTGTTTAACTTATCTCAAGATGACAGAAACAGAGTATCTTGAAGCACTTAACAAAGCCACAAACGGCGCAATGGTGAGGGACTTATGGAACTAGAACGAACAGAAGAACGTAAGAACAGATTCAACGGGGAGTCTGTTATGCTTACAAAAGAAGAAGCAAGAAGACATGATAGCATCTTTATAGCTGAGTCAATGGCGGAGTTTCATTCAGACCCAGACGTTAAAGATAAACATGTTAAGATAATGCGTAAACATTTGAATTGGTTCAGACAACATAATGCTGAAGCATATATGGTTCTACTAGACTAGAACCAACCTTTCTGCCAGGCGCTAACGCGCCTGGCCAATAGAGGTACCAAGCCTGCCGCTTTTTTTTAAAATTAAATATATATATAAAAAGGTATTAACTAAGGGGTCCCATAGCCTACGCCTTTATGCTTTGATTTAGACATAGATATGTGTTAAATTCATTTTGAGTCCTAAAAAATATTACAAAAAATTTTTTAGAAAAAATTTTAGAATGATTATAAGTCACAAATATAAGTTTATTTTTATAAAAACACATAAAACAGCTAGTACTTCTGTAGAAATAGATTTAGCTTCTAAATGCGCGGATACAGATATAGTAGCTCGTATACAGGAGTTTGCTGATGAAAAAGAGGTGGCAGAAAAACATATTCCAAGAAATGATAAAGGATTTAAAAATCATATGACAATAGAAAATGTAAGAAACAATTTAAAAAATATGAAAAAATTTAATTCTTATTTTAAATTTTGTGTAGAAAGAGAACCGGTAGATAAACTCCTAAGTCATTTTTATTGGAAATACAGATTAAAAATAGATGACTTCTTCTATAAAGAAGTAAATTTTTTATGGGAACAATTTTTAAATTTCCCATTAAATATACGTAATCCTAATCTTGAGCATTGGACAATCGATGGTGAATTAGCTGTAGATAAAATTTTAAGATATGAAAACTTAAAACAAGAATTAAAAGAAACATGTAAACAATTAGGTTTTGATATAGACTTATCTTCTAAAGCTAAAGTTTCTCTTAGAAAAGATAAAGCACTTCCTATACCAAATATCACAAATGAACAAATTGAACAAGTATATAGAAATTGGAAAGTTTCTAATAGTTTTACGGGATATAAAATAGAAGATTGTAAATATTATGAAAATTGATTTAGAAAAAATAAAAAATCTACCACCTGATGTAAAAAAAGATTTCATGAAAATGTATATTAAATATGGTGACAAGAAAAAAGAATCTTTAATTCAAAATGATTTCATGACTTTTGTAAAACATTGTTGGCCAGATTTTATTGAAGGACAACATCATAAAACAATTGCAGAAAAATTTAATAAGATTTCTACAGGTGAATTAAAACGTGTTATTATCAACATGCCACCTAGACATACCAAGTCAGAGTTCTCTAGCTTCTTGCTGCCAGCTTGGATGATCGGGCGTAATCCTAAATTAAAAATTATTCAATCTACTCACACCACAGAACTTGCAGTTAGATTCGGGCGTAAAGCAAAGACATTGATGGACACAGAAGAATACAAACAAGTTTTTAACACTAGACTACGACAAGATAGTCAAGCTGCTGGTAAATGGGAAACAGAACAAGGCGGCGAGTATTTTGCAGCAGGTGTTGGTGGAGCGATTACAGGAAGAGGAGCGGATCTATTAATTATTGATGATCCTCACTCGGAGCAAGATGCCATGAATGCAGATTCTCTTGAACGAGCTTATGAATGGTATACATCAGGACCACGTCAGCGTTTGCAACCAGGTGGTACAATTGTTTTGGTTATGACAAGATGGAGTACAAAAGATTTGACCGGTAAGTTATTAAAAGCATCAACTGAGCCTCGTGCTGATCAGTGGGATGTAATTGAGTTTCCCGCTATCATGCCTTCAGGTGAACCAGTGTGGCCAGAATTTTGGAATAGAGACGAGCTGCTAGGAGTCAAAGCCTCACTTGCTGTTGGTAAGTGGAATGCACAGTGGATGCAAAATCCAACTTCAGAAGAAGGATCTTTATTAAAACGTGAATGGTGGCAGAACTGGGAAGAAGATAATATTCCAAAACTATCTCATGTCATACAATCTTACGATACAGCGTTTATGAAAAAAGAAACTGCAGACTATAGTGCTATTACTACTTGGGGAATATTTTATGACGATCGTTATAATGGTCCTCAAATGATACTATTAGATGCAATAAAAGATAGATTAGAGTTTCCGGAACTTAGACGTGTTGCAAAAGAACAATATGATTATTGGCAACCTGAAACGGTTATTGTTGAATCTAAAGCATCTGGACTACCTTTGACATATGAATTACGTCAGATGGGAATACCCGTAATTAACTTTACACCGAGCAAAGGAAATGATAAACATACAAGGGTAAATAGCGTTGCACCTCTATTCGAGAGTGGATGCATATGGGCGCCCACAGAAAAAAGCTTCGCTCAAGAAGTAATAGAGGAGTGTGCTGCGTTCCCTTATGGGGATCATGACGATTTAGTTGACTCTACAACTCAAGCTGTTATGAGATTTAGACAAGGTGGTTTTTTAAGTCATCCAGAAGATGAACCGGATGAAGAACTACCAGAACAAAAAAGGACGTACTACTAATGGCAGGACCAGGACCAGTTATAATGTTGTTGCAAGCGATTAGAAGCCTGACTAGATCGGGTGGAATTAAAACAATTAAAGATGCTTATAGACTTGCACAAAGAGAATTAGGACCAAGATTTAATCAACTTAAAAAACAAGTTGATGATGCTTTCAATCAAGGCAAAAAAGAATTACAACAAAAACCAGCCCCTAAAAAACAACCACCTAAAAAAGAAGAACCCTCAAATGTAATTCCTTTTCCAAAGAAAAAAGAAGGAATCACATCTACTAAAGAATCTTCACCTATGATGAAAAATTTAGAAGATGTTGTAAGTAGCTTACAAAAAAATCCAAAAAGACCGGGTGGTGGATTAGATATGACAACTGGACTTACACGTGCACTAGCTAGAAGAATTTTAGAAAAAAAAGGAATCGATTTTGGTAGTAAAGATCCATTAGATGCTTTCAGTGAAATTTTTGGAGATTCAATAATAGATGTTAAAAACCTTGCTGAAGAAATGATTGAGATAGATCAAATGGGTGGTGGCATGAAGGACATGGATCAGATGTTAGAGATAGAAGGTTTGTTTGATATTGAAGTACCAACTAATCCAAATCAAGGAATACCTGATGATGAATTTTTAACTATGTTACAAGAAGATAAAGAAACTGCATCAATGGCTCCTAAACTAGTAGAACGATTTCAGTTAAAACAAAAGTATCCAGGTATTGATGAAGAATTATTAACTCAAATTATGGATGACCCAGATCCACAAAATAAAGCTGAAGCATTAGCAACATTAGATCAAGCCATGGAATTAGCTGGACAAGGAAAAGATCCCGATGCAATTATTAGCATTCTTCAAAGATTAAAAAAAACTAGAAGAGATAATGCAGAAGGTGGATTAAATTCTTTAATGGCATCAGTAGATGAACCTTTTTTTAGAGATTCAGATGCAGACGAAAATTCTTTTAGAATGTTTAACAAACCATACAAAGAATTAACTCCAAATGAATTAGAAGAATTTCAAGAAGAGATGATGAGACTTATGAATAAATTTGCTTCAAACCCAGATCCTATGGATGAAAGAAATCAAGTCTTAGAAATGATGTCAATGCAAACATTTGGTAAACCTTTAAGCGATTTATCTGAAGATGAAATTATAGATCTAGAAGAAATGTTTGATGATTTTATAAGTAGTGGTCAACCATTACCATCAGACCCTACTAAACCAGTAAATCCTTTTGCACCTAAACCTACGGGGCCAACTTTACCAAACAGGCAAATGGCGTCACGAGGTGCACCATCAATTAAATTAGCTGAAGGCGGACTAAGTTATTTATTAGGAGTATAATGAAGCTAGGTGATTATAAAAAAGCCATGCGCCCTAAAAAATTTCTTAATTCAAATTTTGTTGTCTATGATGGATCCATAGATGATCAAACAGTAGAGAGAACTGAATTTGCTATTGGAGGAGGAATTATTAAAGGAAAAGATTTAGGAACACGTGAAGGATTTGGAAGACCTAGAACATATGATCTTGATGCTATAGAAAAAGCTATTATAGAAGCTAATAAAGGATTGAAATACATATCCCAAGATGAATTAGGAGCAAAATTTGGTATAAAAAATAGAGGTCATTTATCGACAATTATTAAAAGACAAAATTTACCTGATTTAGAAAGTTACGCAACTAAAGCAGAAAAAGCTTTTTTAGAATTATTTAGTGATCCAAATAGAAAAGCTACAGAAGTTGAAAAACCTCTTTATAAAATAAAACAAATGATTGGTGGTCATAAAACTCGCGCTGATAATAATCCAGATAGAGTAAGAGTTGATGATATAAGTAAAGCTTTAAAAAATTCTAAAATTCTAGATTATAAAAAAGAGGTAAAACCTCTAATTGATAAATTAAGTAGTTCAAATTTTTTAAAAAATATCAACTCAGATTGGACTATCTTAGATGTGGAAAATTCTATTCAAAGTAAAAGTATGCTACGTTCACCTAAAACTGATGCAGAACGTTTAATGGATTATGTAGTTAGAAATCAACAGATGTCTAAGGGAGATTCGGAGTTTAGTATTTATAGTAAAGATAATTTAAACAAAAGGATTACTAATTTATCAGAAATTGATGCTTATCAAGATATTGCCTTTAAAGATGGTAGTGGAAAAGTTTATGATATGGATTACATAAAAACAAAAGGAAGAAGTGATCCATTATTTCAAGAATATTTTAAGTTGCAAGATGACTTGTCAGATATGAAAAATAGAACTACATGGCCAGATGGTTCTGATATTGTTGATCCTAAAACAGGTAAGAAAGTAAATTTTGGAATATATTCAGGTCAGATGTATAAATACGGATATGGTTACAAAAAACCTTTTTCAAGATTTGCATATGATGTAGACCACATTGATGGAGTTGGAAAAAATCCTTTTAAAAATCTTACAATACTTCCTCAAAGAATTAATGTAGCACTAGGAAGTACCACTAGATTAAATAATCCAAGTGTTGCTGATAAAGTTGGTCAAGATTTTTTCCGTAACTTATCTGTTGACGATTTGTTAATGAAAGAAAAAGATTTAGGTAAAAAAATATTATTATTTGATGATAAGGGCGAGCATATAGGTAAAACATTAAAACCTTCCTACACAGCAGCGAAAACAGAACTAGAAAGAAAACAAGAATCTCAAATTAATAAGCTAAAGAAAATACCAGGTATAACCACTGCAGATAAAGTAGAGCAACCAGAAAAGTCTAAAATAAAAAATATGTTCGAATCCTTTAATGATAGAGCTAAAGCTTTAGGTAATACATACAGAAGTGTTAGACCCAGTATTGATACACTCACTAAAATAATTCCTGGTAAAGCAGATAATGCCTTAGCTGCTGCAATAGATTTTCCTATGATGTATATGTCAGGAGCACCATTAACTCAAGCTGCTGCAAGCGCAGGATCTATGTTTATTAATAATCCAAATATTGGTAAAGCAGTCAATATAGGTTTAGAGCAAGCTGCTTTAAGTGATGAAGAACAATTTTTAAAAAATGCAACTAAAAGAAGAGAAGGAATTGAATCTATTTTACAAAATATTCCTACTAGATTAAAAGAAAATATAGAACAAAACAAAGGTATTGAAGATGAAACAGAAATCTTTGTACCGTAAAGGTTTAAGTGGAGGTAAAAAGTTTGGCCCACCGCCAAAAAAAGGACCAACACCACAAGGCTTGAATATTTCGTATAATACTATAAAGATAATAAACCTGGAGAAAAAAACAAATGGCAGACATAGATAAGGTATTACCTAACATAAGCGAACAACCTGAACAGACAACAGATGAATTAGCTGTTGAAATGTCTGAGCAATTACAAGAACAAGCTCAACCAGGAGAAGTAGAAATTATAGACACTGAAGATGGTGGAGTTGAAGTAGACTTTGATCCCAACCAAATGGATCCAGGAGATGCATCAGATTTTAATGCTAACTTAGCAGAATTTTTAGATAGCCAACAGTTAACGGTTATTGGTTCTAGTTTATATTCAAACTATGTTGATTATAAAACTTCGAGAAAAGATTGGGAAAAAGCCTATACATCAGGATTAGATCTGTTAGGATTTAAATATGAAGACAGGTC